GTTTTGCCTTTGTAAGTTACTGGGTCTTCTGAGTATATTTCTGCAAATACATGGTCTGGGTAGGTGGCAGGGATACTGACATACTGGTTTTTGTCTAGTCCGTTTTGGACCGCTTCTATAACTTTGGATCTGATATCTTCAAAGCTGCCGTCTGCTCTAGCATATTTTCTGCTTCTTTGTTTTGTCAAAAATTCACCTCCATTTTATTGAGTAAAATTGATTCTAAAAATGAAATTAAAGAATAGACAATCAATTAAAATAGAAATAAAAAAGAATAATTAAATTGCAAAAACCAGATTCTTATTAACAGTCTCCATCTCACCAGATACCATATTCAAGAACTCATCAGGGTCACTGGCTTTCTCTGCTGGATCCTCAGCTGCAATATTACTACAATAGCAAAGAACATGAATAGGAGCCCATCCTGTCAAGTCATCAATATCATAAGGATTTTTGGCAGCACGGGCCTTGCAAAGTTTACAGAGTCGCTCCCATGGAGTGTTAACAAGGTCGTATTTAGTTACACCGTACTGCTTGAAGGACATGTACAGTCCCTGGTGTCTGGCCCTGGTGGATTCTGTGTGTGCCTGGAGTTTTGCACGTTCAGCAATCGTCCAGACACGGTTCCCTCTCTGAAGTGGTACGAGGTCTGGGACTTTTTCAATCCTCTTGGCAATCTCTTTCATCCCACGGTCCCTGGCCACACCCTGCCATACCTCCTGCCGCACACCACTGGCCAGGTCATCGGTCAGCTTTCGGATTAATTCAAAATTATAATTGGTCAAATGGAACATTGCATTGGTATCAGCAGCACCTGTGAAGGCCTTCACACCCATGTCACTGAATCCTGCATTTTTACCAGCTGCATAAAACTTTTCAGTGTAGGTTCTGATATCCGGAACTGCTTCCTGGATGATGTTATCAATATCCGGATAAATTTGTCTGAGATATTCAAAATTAAGATCTGTATTCTTACTGGCAGCTAGGACATGTTCCTTGCTGATTGTTACCTGTTTATCAAGTAAACTGTCAATTAGTTTCCAGAACTCAGTAGCACCTTGTATTTGAAAATCAGTGCTTACTTCTTTAATTGCTACGTTGTTAAAAGTTAGATTTCTTAACTTAGATGCTGACATCCTGAGAAGGTTAGCAGCAGCTTTACGATCCACTGAAGAGCCTCCTGAGTGGATTCATTGATTGGTCAGGATCCAGTTTATTTGCCAGGTCTTCCAGTACCTTGGCCACTTCTTCAGGCATATCTTGAGTCTGGGTTTCAAGGGTGATTGGATTGTTGTTAATATAATAAGCATCCATTGCAGGGTGATCCACACGTTCCAGCCCAGATTTAGCCCTTAATTCATTAGGACTTAATTCTCCTCTTAAAAATTTTTTCGTGTCTATTTCAACATCACGAGATTTGTCCTCAGTATTGAGTGGAGTTAATTCCAATCCCCAATCTTTAATATTAAATCCATTTTCACTCCAAATAACATTAATATTTACCAACGCTTCTAATCGCCTTTGTTTAGGTGTGATTGTTGTTTCTTTGTAATTTTCTTTTGTTATTGAAGATACTGTATTCCCCCCGCCTAAGTTGCCCTTTTGGAATACCATTGCCCGGTAAGGATCTACACGGTGGGCTGAAATCACTTCATCCCGGTTGGCTTCACGGTACATCCTGAAACTACTATCTTTGATATCAACTGAAAGTTTTTCAAATGTGATTGTAACAGGATGAGCTTCTGAACCTCCACGGCTTGGTATCATGAATACAAGATTCCCATGTGGATTCTGTTGGACTTCTCTGAATCTGTCTTCCATTGCTTTCTGCAGGACAGATTTGCCGGTTGGTTTACCCTCATCATCCAATATTGGTTTATCCTGGAAACTGCCCGTGATATACACCGCATATTGGGGTGTTGCAAAGTTCTTGAAGAAACTGATGTTATAATTTACAGCTGCCTGATCCCCGATCATTGTACGGATTGCAGGTATACTGTCAGGAGTTCCATAATAAGTTGTACCAGAGCTGTAGTTAATATCATATATTAGTTCATTAGCAAGCTTCTCTGAGGGTAATGAGTTAAATGGATGTTCTGATCCATCTGTGATATCTATGTCCTTATTTTGTTTGTCTGCAACGCTTCTGTAGTCTCCTGCAAGTTTATACCAGCGTCTAGTAATACCATCCCATGTGTGCATGAATCTGTTTCCATCTTTATGGATCCTGAAAGTGTGGCTGGGGATGTGTTCTAATCTTTGTGGTTCTCCTGTTGCCAATCCGGCAGTTCGTATTATTTCAAGTCCGAGCCATCCGATTTCTTCCTCATCCTGTGAAGCTCTGGTAAAAACATCTTCGGGGGTTGGATAACAATTTTTTAAAAATTGTTCTAATCGTTTTTTATCTTCAAGATTAGGATTTTCATTATCTCCAACTTTAACTATCTTGCACCCAAGGCCACCAGTATCTACACCTTTTGTTTTAACTGCCGAGGAGTGGTATGTGTTTATCTCTTTAAGGGATGTGAGCATCTTTGGAGGATATGGGGGTCTTTGTAAGTTGTATAATGAATAAGTGTTTTGTCCTTCTCTAAGTTGTTTGGAATCCTCATTTATATTTGCTTTAACTGCTTTAATCTGCTTGGAGGTTAGTTTTTCAGCAAATACATCTTTGTCAAATTCAAAGTCATCTGCTTTGAGTGCGAACTGATCTAATGTGTTTTTTAAGACAATACTGCCATCGTTTAATGCAAATGCGTAGGGTTGATCTGACATTGTAGGATTCCTCATAAAATTTATTCAAAATAAAAATATAATTTTAGATGTAAATTGTAGCGCCCTGGTTACGCATCCAGTAATTAGCAGACCCGGTCATTGTATCAACAATATGGTCCTCATCACCATCTTCACCAGTGAACTCTATTAACTGTTCAATGCACATCTTAATTTCAGCCATAGACATATGGTCCTGGTCAAATCGGATCCTACCGGTTTCTCCCATGACTTCCAGGTGGAATGCCCGGTCAATCTTACTCCGAGAAACTTTATCCTTCTGAATATCAAACCAGGTCAATTCATCTAAATCCATAAGCTCCTGTATAAGCATCTTAGATTCACTGGCCGGCTCCTGTTCAATAATACTTACAACACCAAGACCATCTTTCTTAGTTGTTGATTTGTATTTGTATAAAGCCTGTTTGGCTGTGAATTTATCATAAATAAGACATCTGAAGGTGAGTATTTTATCATTGTAGGTGCTTCTCATTCCAGAGGTTTCGTCTCCTTCTTCACCGGATGCACCGAAATCCCAGTACCGGGCTTCATTCATTGGGTTGGGTAATTTACTGGAATTAGTAAGAACTGAACCTAGTACTTCGCCACGTTCATCCAGGAACCATTTACGTTTGAAGATCTTACCTTCACGTTCCTGCGGATTACCCTGGTAAATAGCTTGGAATCTGAAAGAACCCATCTCAGAGTGTATCTGTGCAATGTCATCCTCATTCATTATCAGAGGACATAAAGCCTCTCCAGGGCTACGGTCTAATATATCATCTTCACCTGCAATTGCAGGTAAATTTAGTACCACCCATGTTCCCATGGGAATTGACTCTCCACTCCTTAAGATTTCAAGAGCTTCACGGATATCAATATGAGGTTCTCCAGGGTCTTCCTCAGTAAATCCATTTAATATCTGGCCGGCCAGATCTTTCTTATTCAATCGCTGTGCAATGTACACAATCCAGGGATATTTCCCAGTTGCCAGATCCTTATCAGCCCGGGTCTTGAACTCAGTGTAGTACCAGTCATTCAATTCCTGCTGGTGAGTTTTACTATTGGCCTTTTTGAATCCTTTAGTTGGGTCATCTATAATCCCCCCATGCATTCCTTCACCAAGAAGACCGCCCCCAATACCAGTAGTTACTAGGCCCCCTTCATAGCCTTCTATATCCCATCTGTAAGATGCCTGACTATGCTTATCAAGTTTAACTTTATTATTAACAAGAATACGTTTTCCATCTTCATCCATCACCTCCTTGACGAAGAGCTTTTTACCATAACGCTCTAAGATCTCTTTACTCCTACGACCCCACTTAGCACTAAACGATGCCATGTGAGTAGCAAGAATAATCCTGAGATCTGGAAAACTACCTAAAAACCAGGTTAAAAAATATTTACTAATAAGTTCAGATTTCCCATGCCTGGGAGGCATGAATATCATGAGACGGTTAAACTTACCGTCCACCATATACATTAACAGTTCAACAACGATGATTAAATGTTTAAATGCCTTCCAACGGCCCTTACTAGTTTCCAATGCAAACGTACCAGGACCTAATGGGAATTCATCATTTATTACATCCTTGGGCTTTGCCTGCGGCATGTAAAACCTCTACTTCATGTTGGATATGTTCGGGGGAACAAATTATTCTCTTAGTGACTTCATACTTGCCTTCACTATGGATCTTAGTCTCAGTCTTATCCGTGGGTTCATCCTGCAAGAGAAGGGCTAATTTCACAATCTTATCAACATCAGAAACAGACTTAATCTCAACCGGAACCTCACCAGAATCCACCTTTAACTTCCAATCATTGAATAATTTGTGAACATAAGACAGGTAGTTGGCTTTATTCTCAATAAGTGTTGAATTGGTCTTTTCTTCAACTCCTTTTGAAACTTCAATATTGCGCAGGTGGACCCTTTCTTTCCATCCTAAATTTTTATACCAATTCCAGAAGGTTCGTTCAGATATCTGAAATTTATCTGCAACTCTTCTGCAATTTTCTGCAGATGCAGCACCCCCTAGCTGATAAAAGTAATCAAAAGCATCAATGTGTTTTTGTTTCTCCCTCATCATCATCCCTTCTTTTCTGCTGATTAGTTTTCCTGTGCTCTTCGACGCTGCTTAAGACCCAGATCATAGATCATATGGATCTTAGGAGGGATTCTCTATAGTTTTAAAATACTTGCAGATGAAAGAATATGAAGAGGACCAGGGCTATGTCAGAGAAACAATACTGATCTTCATAGATCCTGAATTGGAAGTTGAAAATTATCAAAAAGTACAGGACTTAATGTATGGTTACACGGGGAACAATGGTGAAGTAATAGACATTAAAATATTTAAAAATGAAAATGGACCAGGAGCAATAATATGGATGGTCATTATCTGTTTTAAAAGTTTACTCAGATTACTAAAAGTAACAGATGAAAATTATTTGGATTTCATTGAAAAACATAAAAAAGAATTTTTGAGATATTTCACTCTCATTAACAAAAATATCACGTGTTTTAAAAAGGATTTTGACCTCTAATAGTCTTAAGTGTTTTTGAAGATGAAATATTAAAATTTGGGCGTACTTGAACTTTCGGAATATGTCCAAAAAATTTAGTGATACGATTCCTTTCTCCGAGCTCTAAACTATATCCTGTAGCTACTAAAGTTTTACCATCAAATAATGAAACATCCAACAAATTAACATTTTCTCGGTTTCTATATAAATCCATTCCCAAAAAATAGATTTTATTTGCTCTTTTTATAAGGTTATCTGCATCATATTTTGTAACATTATTTTTAGCTTCTTGAATTAATTTGATATTTTTACTTATTTTGAGGAGATCATCACTGGAACATTTCTCACCATAATCTCTACTAGCATTATTACTATTATACAAGTGTTTTTCCCAAGGTAATGGCTCTAAACGACCATACATATGAATAATAGGAATTTTCGCTATTTTTTTAGCACAATCTTCAATGCTTTCTAACTCTTTGAAAGTACCTTGTAAAGGTCTTAAAAAAAAATATTCAAGGGACCTATCATAATTGTAACTAATTATACTAAGATTTCTACCAATTTGATCTACATCACATTCATAAAGAATTTCAATAAGATAACTGTACCAATCATCAATGTGATCCATTGTATTATTTGATTTTAATCTTTTAGGATCAACGATTTCTGGTTTTTCACATTTTGAAATTGCATCTACAATTGCAATTTTTCCAATTTCTGTGAATTCTTCTTTTTGTTTGGCAAGAAAAGAATCAATGGAAGGTCTTTTAGAATCTTTGAATTTCTTTGTGAAGTCCTTGACTAAAAAAGGATTAATGTCTAACTCATCAACCCATCCACTCTCATTTTCAACCATTGCATCTAGTGAATGAATAACTTTATCTTTTAATTCACTTCCAAGAGGGTAACCATAAGGTTTACTCGCCCCAGCCCCCAATATTAAAACAGTGGGTGTATCAATCATGTTAGTTAGTAATATATATTAGTATAATAATTTTTCCTAAACAATTGTGTCATTCAGTTGCTTTTTTCATCAACCATTTAACACTACATTCTTGGCATCTTCCAACTCCATCTGTTATTTGGATTTTACCTTCTTTACCACATTCATCACATTTACCTTCAGTGTATTTATGATGATATACTTCAAACACTTTTATTCCTCTAATTGTGCTTTTTGTCCTGTGAATTCTTCCCATCGGTTGATGATCACATCACAGTAGTGAGGGTCTAATTCCATGGTGTGGCAGGTCCTTTGTGTTTGTTCAGCTGCTATTAATGTGGTTCCACTTCCACTGAATGGGTCCAGGATGATGTCTTCTTTTTTGCTGCTGTTTTGCATTGGATATGAAAATAGTTCTACTGGTTTCATGGTGGGATGTTCCAGGTTCTTCTGTGGTTTGTTGAAGTGCCATAATGTGGTTTGTTTCCGGTCACTGTACCATTTATGTGGCCCTGTAAGTTTCCAACCATATAGTACTGGTTCGTGTTGCCAATGGTAATCCTGGCGACCCATAACTAATGATTGTTTGGCCCAGATACAACACTGGGCTAGTTTCCAACCAGCCATTGTGAAGGTTTCTCGGAAGTTCACTGCTTCAGTGTCTGCGTGGAATACATAGATACTGGCCCCGGGAGCAGCTGCATTATACATTACTTGGTAAGATTTGAGTAGGAATTCATGGAAGTTTTCATTGTCCATATTGTCGTTTTGAATTGTTAGTTTTTCTTTGGTGGCTCCAGTGTAGTTTACATTGTAGGGTGGGTCGGTTATGATGAGGTCTGCCTGGTGGTTGTTCATTAAAAGTTGCATGTCTTCATTTTTTGTGGCATCTCCACAGAGTAGTCGGTGTCTGCCCAGGATCCATATGTCTCCAAGGGCAACTTTCGGTTCAACTTCAACTTCAGGATCAAAATCATCATCAACTACTGGAAGTTTTTCTTCCGGGAATAATGATTCCAGTTCTGTGTTTTGGAAGCCTGTGAGTTCAACATTAAAACCTTCAATTTCTAGGTCCTCGATTAGACTTTCGAGTTTGGTTTCATCGAATTGTCCCTTTATTTTGTTAAGTGCAAGGTTGAGTGCTTTTTCATTGGTTGTGTCAAGATCTACCAGGACGACATCTTCTTCTAAGATTCCTTTTTTTAGTAGTTTGGTGAGTCTTTGGTGGCCACCTACTACGACCATATTTCTCTGGTTTACTATGATAGGGTCTAAGTATCCCCAGGTGTCGATGCTGCTCGAGAGTTGTCGTGTTTGTGTTTTATCCATATAGTTGGGGTTGTATGGTGCGGGGTTGAGGTCTGCGAGTTTGACTGTTTTCATTTTGTCTTTGAGTGTCAAATGGTCAGGACTCCTTTAATATTATTTTATAATTGTAATTGGATTATTAAACCTAATATTTATAGATTTAAAAGGATCAGAAGCTTTTATATATTAGTTAAGACAGTGTGTAGCATGGGAAAGTTAAATAAACCCCAATAAAGGTGAAAATATGAAAATGGTAACAAAACTAATATGCGAACATTGCGAAAACGAATGGCCAGCAACAGAAGTAGAAATCGTTGATGTGGAAAAAATACCAAAAGCAGAAGTTGTGATCTTCACCTGCCCAGGATGCCTCAAACAATCCGGGAACAGCATACCACAGGGGGCGTTATAAGATGGAAATAACCCTCCGAACCATGACAGAAGAAGAAAAAGTCGGACTCGAAGCTGGAAACCTTGCATTACTCAGTGTGGATGAAATGGAAACTGAAGACATGGAACGCCTGGAAGAAGCTACATTCTTTAACACAAAAGATAAATGGTTCCAATGCAACCCCCAAGTACTGCGCCGGGAAATGGCTGAAAAAAGATTCTTAAGATTGCTTGGATTAATAGATCCAGAGGGGGTGGCCTAATATGGCCAGCAATATGTGGAAACCCGTAGAAGACAAGTGTGAAATCTGCGGGACCAAATTCAATGAACCACGAGAACAGATGGATGGAACCATAAGAGAGACCAGTGGCAGTACCATAGAAAATGATGACGGCCACTACCTTACAGTCTGCGAAGACTGCCTCCGAATGATAACCAACCAGGAATTCCTGGACCTGCACCAAAGAATGGTCCGAGCTGAAGAACTCGGACTACTAAATTAACCCATTTGTTTATAGATCAGCTGCTTTTTCAATTTTTGATATTCATTACATATTCAAATAAGTGTATTCTGTCATTTTATGAATTTGAGAATATATTAGATGTTTTATTAAATTGAAGAATTATAGTAAATAGTAACAATATAAAAGGAGGTGATTAAATGGCCAAATCTAATAAAAAGTTAACTCCGGGCACTCCAGCGCCTGTATCTGGACAATACAAAGTTGTTGGAGAAAGAAGAGAAGTTACTGCTGTAAAGGATAAACCTCTTCCACCTGGAAGAAAACCCGGAACTAAATATGTTCTAGCAGATAAGACTAAACATTAATTAAACTATTTTTCCTTTATATTTTTTTAAGGCCCTACTCCAAATAAGACCTTAATGATTACTCCAGATAATAAGAGTAAAATAGCCCACATCTTATTCTCAATGCTTTTTAGTCTATCCTCAAGTTTTTTGTCTTCAATTTTAAGATTTCCATTCACTTCATCCTTGCGTCCCATGAAGTCTATGACTTTTTCTTTAAAATTAAAATAGTTTTTCCATCTACCTTCATATTTACAGTTATGGTCCGGGTATGGTTTTCCAGTTATGTTGTCATAGATGTTTTGTTGGTCCCGCCTGCCTTCCTGGTTTTTCATATAAGGAAACCCTCCCCTATGCTAAAGTTTCACTTGCAGCGCGTTTTTCAGTTACGAACTGGCTGAGTATCGTAAAGCCTATCGTTACGGGTACAATGAGCTGTGGGGGTATGTAAACCATGAGTTGTGGTTGGAGTACAACTATCACTGGCCAGGCCATGAGTAATATGGTTGTAAGATAATCGAATCGGATCCACTTTTTAACAGTTTCAACACTATCCTTCACTCTTCTGTTTGATGCGTACTGGCTCAAAATCCCTGTTAACACAGTGGCGAGTATAATGTACTCTGGGGGTATGTAAGTTACCAGATAGCTGATCAATATCAATGTCAGGGGCACTAAGGCCAATAGTATAGTTGTGCCCACATCAAACACCATTCTCATGTCTATTTGTGGTTCATTTGTTTCTGTCAATTTAATTACCTCCTCAAATTCTTTTTAAATGAGAATAAAATCTTCAAGCTTGTGAGGGGAATTGAACCCCCGACCAACGGTTTACAAGACCGCCACTCTATTGTTCCTGGCTGAGCTACACAAGCAAAATTACAAAAATAGTATGACCCTATTGGCGCGGAGAGGAGAATCTGTAGATTTAAAGAGGGGGGATTAATTAATTTCAAATTATCGGATTGAAAATCTTTTTTTTTAAATTATATTCCCTCATCCGCTTTACCAGGGGCACAGAGTTGGCCATGGATCACACCAAGACAGGCATAATCCATATAGCCGGTTGTTTTGTGGAATTAAGGATATCATCTGACTAGATGAAAATAATGTTACCATTCTGGAGTGAAAGTCCCATAATCAACTTCATCATGAGGATTGTAAGTAGCATCAATATCCGAATAATCATACCTGTTCCCCATGGGATATTTCACCCATCTGCCATGAGTTTCATGAGGAGGACCTGATAATACAACACCACATTCACAGAGAAGTTCATCATGCTTTTTATCATAATAAACTACCCTGCCACCGCAAGCAGGGCAGCTGTCAAGTTTTTTCTTCTTTTTCTTCTTCTCAATTTTAGTATAAGCAAGATATTCAGGGTTACCATAGATTGTGAGATGGCCCTGACTGCATTCACGTTTAATGCCTTTTTTGAATAATCTTCTAGTTCTTGCATTGGGTTGGTCCAAACATTCCGGACAGATACCGTTCCGGACCAGTTCCAACCATTCAAGATCTTGAGCATGTTTTGCCAGGGTACACCAACTCTCCCACTACGTTCCTCTTACTATACTAACATCACAAACATGAGACACGAGGGGAGAATGGTTTAAAATAAAAAATAAGAGTTAAAAATAAGAATTTAATTTTTAGATGAAAATTCCTAATTTTTTCGTTTAATCCTTTTTGACAAAGCCATATGTTCCTGGAAATATTTCCCTAACTTGGTTGTAATACGTAAATAAATTGTATCTGTCAATCCTTCTTCACGTGCCACCCTGTACCTTTCAACCTGCCCCACTCCCCCATTATCATTAAACTTAATATAAAAGATCAAAGCTAAAACAACA